AGCAACCCCGCAATGGTCTGGGCCAGCGCGAGGGTGCCTGCGTCCTCGTGGTATGTGCCACCCGTGCTATTGGCGAGCCTGCGCAGGAACGTCCTGCCGCCCCGCTCATGGCCGATAGCAATGGTATCTATGCCAACCGAGAATTGTCGGGCTTCTGCAAGGGCGTGGTCTTTGCTGTTGGGGTCGCCATCGCTAATGACCACGAACCGCATGAGACCGTTGTCGGCCTCTCGCGCCATTGCCAGCGCAGCCCCAAGGTCGGTCGTGCCGCCTGGCTTTGTTGGTACCCCTTCGGGGCAAAAGTGTGGCTGGTCGGAGAAAGCGATAACCGCCACCTCGCCTGGCATCTGTTCCTGCAACTGTTCAAGTTGCTTGCACGCCGCCCGATAGCGGCTGCATGGGGTGCCAGAAAAGAAGGCATCCTTGCTCATCATGCTGAGCGAGGTATCTAGCAGCACAATAACCTTCGGTGCGTTGATCATTCCCTCGTTTTCTTCTGCGTAGTGTGCGAGTGAGCCTGTGACTGTGATTGCATTCGTCATGCTGTTTTTGTCCTTTCAGTTCTGCTTATCGGATGAGGTATCAAAGAAAATACGGTTCTTCCTGGCAGGCAGCGCACCCGCTGCCTGCCTTGCCTTGCCTTGCGCGACTACCCGAAGTGGACAGTGCCCGTTTCGAGCACCGCGATGACCGCCTCAACCTGCCCCCGCCGTGCTCCCCCGAACCATGCCGCGGGGCTGGCATCAATGGCTGGCCCGATAACCGTTGCCCGGCCAGGGGTTTTCTCCGTCACAATCGGATTGTCCTCGTCAGGAATGGCGGTGACCAGAGCCGTGCGCAGAGCCTGCGCCATGCCTTTGGCTTGCTCCGCATCCAGGTGCCCCACCCAATCAAAGGCAATCTCTGCACCGTGCTCGTTCGCCAGCTTCACCAGATTGCTCCAGGAGTGATTTCCCAGATTGACTGCTGCTTCGCTTTGTGGATTGAAAACCGTTGTTCACCTAGAAAGTAGCAGGTTCTGAAGGGATGAATGGATAGAGATGTTCCACCGTCCCCCCGAACGCCATTGCCAGGGTTTCGGCGGCCTGGGTGCGATGACATATCCGATGGTCTTTGCAGCCGCAGAGGAGTATGAGGGGGCGTTGTACCTCTTTGAGAGCGGCGATAGCGGCGTCAGGATTGTGCAGTTTGATGTCGCCGCCGCTTTTGAAATTTTCGTTTCCGAGGTCTTTGCAATGCCAGTAGTTGTCAGGCCCAACCAGGTCTTGCAACGCCTTCTTTGTCCATTGAGGAGCGCGGCTCCGTGGCGAATAGCGCACATCAACGAGGAGTGCGCCGCGTGATTCCACGGTTTCCTTGAGATGCGCTGGCCGCCAGCCAGCGTAACCAATGGTGTAGATTATTGCGTGCATAAATGTTCTTCAACCTTTCTGTGGGCGGAGTTTGATTGCAACAAAACCGCTCCGATTCAACAAAAAACGCCTCTCAATGTTAAAATCATCGAACGGCGTTTTTCGTTGGTTCCGAGTCCTGGCAGTTCCCATCGGATCGGCTACCTCTCCCGCTGGGCAAGAACCTGTTGCACAATGCGTGTTGCCTTTGTCTCGGAAACGCCGTGATAATGCCGATTATTCTTGACCAGGAACAATGTCCGCATAAAGCGATCATAGAAGGCGATAACCTCGCCGTTGACAATGTACTTCCTGCCAGAACCGCCCTGCCCGAAAACATTTTGCATAATCATAGAACCTCCTCCTTGCCAAAATTCTCCCAAATGACCAGTTTCCCCTTGCCTTTGGGCCTGGTAGGACGTTCGTTGTATCCCCACGCCTCTGCCCCATCGTATTCGTATCGTTCTAGCCACCAGTGATTGCCGACAACCTCCAAATTGAGGTTAATCTCATGGGCACCAAATGAGCAATCGTATTCAATGGACCGGGCGGCTTCAGCAAACTCCTCCCAGGTGGTTGCATTATCACCGTCGGACACATACTCCACGTCTTCCGGGGTCTTCTCGAAGCGTTCAAGAATTTCCAGCGTTTCTTCCAAAAGATTGACGATCTCTTTCATTTCTCTCCCTCCTGAACTATGACAACAACTCGACCAACAAATAATGAAGAAGTAAGTACTATGGTTATATTATACATTATTACCGCACGTTGTCAATAGGTTCAGGGTAAGAATTTGGCTTTTATCAGGCAAATATCAGGTTAGAGGGGTTCCGTTTCCTGTACGTTCCGCGGCGTGGTTTTGCGCAAACAGGGAGGGGAGTGGGGAAAGAAGGGAAACAGCCCACGACGCCCGTTTTGCGAGGTTCAGGCAGGGAAAAGATCGTGGGGAAGAAAAAAAGAACACGCCCGGCGAAGCCTGAGCGTGTTCCTGGTTGGGGGTATCACCGCAATTCGCTGGCGATGAGGGTAGCCGTGATTTTTCGCGGCTTCCGCCCCATCTTTTTGAGTTTTTCGTTCCGCAATTGCCAGAGGGTGATGACCGCCTGTTTCATGTCATCGTAGGTGATACCGTCCTGCCCCTGGTGATACCGCCGTTTGATGTCGTTCAGATTGTCCTGCGCGGTGAAAATGTCGTCCGTCATATGAGAATGTGCCTCCTTTGCGATGTTTGAGCAGAGAGTCAGAACAATTTATTGCCGCACTGCTATCGCCGCCTGCACCGCTTTTGTGGTTTCGCCTTGCCCGACCAGTGCGCCATCAAGGTAGTAGTTTGCCTGCTTGTTTTTCACCAGCAAAGCCAGTTCTGGCACGATGCTGTAGTAGCGAACCTCGCATCCGACATCCTCTTCCCAATAGATGCGCGTGGTCTCAATGAACCCCGCCTTCACCAGTTTTCGCAATATCCGTGGTCTGAGTTCCCGTTCCGATTTCACGCCCGCAGCCGCGATTTTCCCCAATTCCGCAGCCATGCCTCTGGTTATCCTGATATTGCCCATTGTTCTTCCCTTCCGTTTACAAAGGTGGCGACGCTATGCCGCCGCCACCTCTGCCTGCGCTGGTTTCCAGGTCGTTATTTCTTCCCCCGCAATCCCCCAATTGACCCATGCCCGCCCATCAGAGTAGAGCCACATACGGACTTCCCCGACACGAGCAACCGCAACCCGCAGCCCATTGGTGGTCGTTGCCACCTTTTCAACGGTGATCGTCAATGGATACGTGCTCAAAGTGATTGTTCGTGTCATCATTTGTTCTTTCCTGTTCTTTCCCCTTTTTGTTTTGCCTGTGTGATGTATCACTATGTAGTTATTATACAATATTACCGAACATTGTCAATAGTTTCAAGGGGTAAATTTGGCTTTTTAAAGGCAAATATCAGGTTGACGTGACCTGCGTCACAATCGGGCACATGCCAGCAACCACGTTCCGTGTTTGGTTGGGTAAGAAAGAAAATGCGGATCGGCGGGAGTCGGGCCAGTGAATGAAGCGACCCGCGCCCCCCCCAACCGTGAGCCGATGGAGTGACCGTGGGCCGATGGAGCGACCCGCGAGCCGATGGAGCGACCCGATACAAAGAAACGCCCCCAGCCTTGCCTGGGAGCGTTCTCTATGGATGTGGTGGAGATAGTGGGAATCGAACCCACGTCCAGAGCCGCGTTTGGATTGGCTGGTTTCCACGTCTTGCCTGTGCGCCTTCCGTTACTCGCCAGCCCGCAAGCCCTGTCGAACCCCGTGTATCCCCGTGTCGTGCGCGGTTTTCAGGAGCAACCGCAAAACCCCAGCCCCCTTTCTACTCGTGGACAGGACAAAGATTGCTCGCGTAGAAATAGTCCTCTTCGCCATCCGTAAACTGGACAGTGTACAAGAAGCGTTCAGAGAAAACCCCCGTCTCGTCTTCCTGTACAAGGATGACTGTACCGACCTCGCCAATCGTTACGACCTGTACCACATCGCCAGCCTTGTAATGCATAGGATGTTTCCCCCTTTCTGTTTTGCCTGTGTGATGTATCACTATGTCATTATTATACAATAATACCGCTATTTGTCAATAGTTTTAAGGGGTGAATTTGGCTTTTGTAAGACAAATATCAGGTTGACGTGACCTGCGTCACAATCGAGCCCATGCTGCCCTGTCCGCAACGTGTGCCAGTGTTTTGTTGGGGAAGAAAGAAAATGTTTTCCGCGATAGAGGAAAAGGTATTCCACGATAACGTATGCCCACAATAAGAAAAGTCTCTACGTGGCGTATGCGTGCTTCACGCCGATTTTTCTTGGAAAGGGGTGAGAGTATGAAGTTGCCTTCCGTCACTCAGACAGGTGATAAGAATGGGAAATACAGGGTATCTTCCCACAAACAGCGACCGCTTGACGCCCCGTTGACGTTGTCGCGCTGCCTTGTTGCCCGTGGTCTGGAATAAGAAGAAGCGCAACCTTACCCCGACAGGAAGCACAACGTATCGTATCCCGTACCAGGTGCGGGTTCTGCGTAGTCCCCTGGGCCCGGGGCACGTGGCTTGCGAAACGCAAGAAGCCGCGCCACTTTCGTGGTTGCGGAGTGTCACACCGCGACCTGCGCCAGTGTTCATTGGTGTAAGAAACAAAATGCGTCACACCCTTGCCGCGACAATCAAGCATCGAGTTCCTACTCCCCCAACACTCCCTGCGCGAGCAATGTCAACCCTTCGTGCCGCTGGTCTGCGGCAATTTCCCCTTGCGCGACCAGTTTCTCTATCGCCTTTTGCACCGCGGCAGCGACCGCTACTGGCACCCGTGGTGTGCCCAGGATGGCAGCGACGGGCACCATGCCCTTTGTGCGTTTCGGCTGTTGCGTGGTCTGGTCGAGCCAGGCGTCGGTCAGTTCGCCGATGTGCCGTTCGACGATTTCCAGCAAGATAAGCAACGCCGTCGCCTGGTTCTTGATGTCGCCTGCGTCACTTGCGCTTTCCAATGAGTCCAGCAGGCGGTCATAGTCCGCCATGCGTGCCAGGAACACCGCCTTGCTCCCCTTCGTAAAAGCTTTGACTTGCGCAAAGACCTCGCTCACCCGATCCAGTTCGTCAGGCAGAAACGCCAGTGTGAGCGTCGTAAAGTCCAGGTTGGCTTCGGACAGCGAGTCTATCGAAACCTCATCGAGCAGCTTCAAGGTTTTGTCATCCAACCCCGCGTAATCCTTCCATTCGACGGAGAGCGACTCGAACAAATCCTTGAGGATAGACGGGTCGTCTTCACCGGTCAGCGCGTTGTGCGATAATTGAAGAGCCACCCGCTGCTCGTGGTCAAGGTCTTCGTCAGTGACCATCACGTCAATTTCTTGCAGCCCCGCGTCTCGCGCTGCTTTAACGCGATGATTGCCCGACAACACCAGATACGTCCCATCTGGCTCTCGGCAGGCGAAGGGCACCGAGGTCAGTTTGCCGTCGCGCTTGATGTTCTTGACCAGTTGCTCGTAGGTCTCGTGCTTCATATATCGCGCATTGACGGGCAGGAGTTTCAGATCGTGCGGGTCAATGCTGATGATTCGTGTGTCCATGCTTCTTCCTCCATAGTGCATAGCCTTCCGAAAGTGTCCATTTACCGACGTCGGCGGCATAGTTCAGCGCGTAGCCGTCGTCGGTTTCTTTGCGGTTCAAGAGCGTAAACAGTCCCCGATACTTCATACTCACGGGCTTCTGCGAGAATGCCGTCGTGACCAGCGACCTGACGCGGCGATTGGAGAACCGCTGCATCAGCATGCGGGCTTCCGTGCTCAGCACCGCATACAGCACCAGCTTCGACAGCCGCGGGTAGTCCGTCGGCGACACGGCAAAGTCGCTCATCATATACAGGTACGGCTCGGTCACGTTGAACCCGGCAAACGCATTCGGCGTGGTCAGGCCATACGCGCCGATAATCACGCCGTCTACGGTGACTGCCACCGCCTGCTGCACCCCCGCAGGGGCCATTGGAATATGCATGTACGCTGCCCGCAGCGCATTGAACTGGCCCTGTGTCATCGGAACAAGCCCCAGCCGCTCTCCAAGCTCCTCGCCTGGCTTCAGGTGCGGCGTTTTGACTGGCTCCACCTTCTGCACGGGCTTCGTGATGCGGCTCTTGCCCGCTGACGCATAGACGTACATCGTCACGCCCCGCGCCGACGTTTGCGTCGAGCCGCGCAAATACTCCTGATAATCTTCAAGCTGGCGGTTGGCCGAGATAATCCAGTGCGGCCTGTTGGTCACCTGCTGAAACAGCGTGTCTATTGCCGCCTCGTCCAGCACGGTGTACGCTGGCTCGTCCCAATCGAAGAGGTCGCCGAGCTTCTTCCACATTCGCTCGTAGCCCCCCTTCCAGAAGGGCGGAAAGGTGATAAACCCCACCTCCTGTGTTGCGTTTTGGACAAAATCCAATACGTCACCGCAGGCAAACGACTCCAGCGACAATGTGGCCTGGGTGATTTTCTCGACGGTCGCCGCGTGCATCGTCGGCCATTGTTGGATAGAGGCGTCCAGCATACGCTGGTGGTAGGGCGTTGTTTTGCCAATGAGGTCGGCCAGCCGCGTTGCCAACATCAGCGTTGCAACCTTGTCCGCTGGCTCCTGCGTGTACTCGGCCAGCCAGTGAAACGCATCGTTGGTCACGTCGAGCCGAAACGGTTGCTGCGCAAAATAGCACCCCAGACAACAGCTATACAAGCTCACGTCGTTGCCGTGCAGACGGAATCGCCCGTGACTGTGCAGCACCCGCTCAACGGTCAGATTGCCGCTGCATCCGACAAAGACATCGGGGCAATCCCAGGAGCGTGTGTACTCCGCAATGATTTTTCTCAGATCGCCAGGGATACTTCCCAAAAACATACCGCGTTTTCTTTCTTACCCCATGTAACTCAACTCTGAAACGAAGTCATCGTCATTGCACTACTCTGGAAAACATAATCCAATCCGTAGTTCAGCGCATCCACCTGATCGTCAAACGTTCCCGATGGGAAGGCGAGGAGTTCGGCTTCAAACGCACTGAGCCAGGGGCCAGGGCAAAAGACGACGCGCCCGTCGAAGTAGGGCATATTCGTCTGCGCGTGCGCAATCTTGCCGCCGCGAAAGGGTTGCACCGCGATAATCGGCAGTCGGGTTTCGCGTCGGAGCATCTGTTGTAACGCCGTGCCTGAGCTGGCGTCTTCAATGACAATGACCCGCGGACGCCAGCGCACTGCCTGGTTTTTCACCGCTTGCAATAAATCGGTCGTTTCCAGGCGGTCGCGGAAGACGTGCAGGATATAGGCGGTATTCTGCCTGATGCCGATGGTGACGCAGGCCGAGTAGTCCCCGTACTTGCTGGATGCCGTGTCCCACGCCTGAATGACGTACTCGATGTCGTGCGGCGGATCGGCGTACCCAAACTGCGATTGCTTGTAAATGGTCCCTTCCCGCGCCACGGGGCGTTGCTGATAGAGCGCAGAGAAATCAACCCCGATGATTTGCTTGATCTCCTGCAACGCTGCATGGTCGAAGCGGTCAGGGCACAGCGGTTCGCCTTCTGCCCGTCCAAGCGGATCATTGGCTTCTGCTTCGGCGGGCAGCGACACCACCGTCCAGTTCGGCGCGTCGTCGCTTTCCAGAATGCGCCCCGCAAGGTCGGCCTGGTGCCAGCGCGTCTGGATGAGCACAATCGCTCCATCGGGTTCCAGCCGCGTGTAGAGGTCGTTGGTATACCAGTCCCACACGCGCTCGCGGTAGCGTTCACTCTCGGCTTCTTCGCGGGAGCGTGTGGGGTCATCTATCACAATCAGCCCAGCACCACGGCCTACCACACTCGAACCGACGCCGACGCTGTACAACGTGCTGCCAGTGACCGTCTCCCACTCATCCAGGCGGCGGACACCCTCGACCCCCAGCAGCCCACGCTTTTCTGCAATACGCCGCGATTGCCGACTGAAAAACTGCGACAGGTCTTTGCCGTAGCTGCCGACAATGACCCGCAAGCCAGGCTCTCGCTCCATCCGATACACGGGGTAGTGAATAGTCGTCATAAGGCTCTTCCCGTGCCTGGGTGGACAGAAGATCATCAACCGCTTGATCGCGCCGCGTGTGACCTGTGCAAGATACGCCTGGATATGGCGCAGATATGCCCAGTCCCATGTATACGCTGGCGACGTTGTTTGTAGCCAGTCCGCGAACACGGGAAACAATCGTTGCTGCTTTGCCCGACGCTGCTGTTCGCGTCGCGCTTTCTCTAAATAGGCGTTGATGAGATATGTTTGCATAGGTGATTGTGGAATAACCGCACGCTTGTCCAGCGTTTTCCGCGAACCTGCTTATAACGCTTGCTCAAGCTGCGCCATGTACGCTTCAAGCTCTGCGTCACTCATCCGTTCCAGCGGCTTCGGTGGGGCCAGAGCCTTGATATTCTCGGTTGATTCACCCAATTCCAGTCGCTCGGCTCGCATCCCCTCGGCCAGCAATCGAAACGCGGTTGCCAACGCTGCCCGCGCTTCCTTGTCACTCATCTCGGCAATCCTGGCTCTGCCAATGATGAGCAACCCCGATTGCTGCATCGCCTCGGCGTGCTTCATGCGCCGTTCGGCAAGTCTCGCAGCCTCTTTTCGCGCTGCTTCTCGTGCAGCCGCTGCGACCTCGATGTCATACTGCCTGACCCGCTCCTGCCAGTCATACTTCTCCGACCAGCGGCGCAACGTCGAAAATGGCACACCGATTTCATCCGCCAGTTTCCGTAATGAGCGTCGTTCCTGATGACAATAGGCTTCAAAGGCTTGCCGCGCCTGGGGACTTTCGCGTTTGCGTGTCATACGTGTGCTCTGGTTGTGCCCCTGTTTGCTTCCCGTCCCCGCGTCACCGCTTCCTGCGTGGTTTCGGCACTATCGTGGACTTCACAGGCGTGACGTTGCGCGTCCCTGGCTGTACAACGGACTGCTTCGCCGTCGTGAACCGCCCCTTGCGATCTCGATGTCTGTTTGCCATAGCATGTCCTCTTTGTTTTCTCTTATTGCCGTTTTATGCTATAATACAGGTCAATAATGCCCGTTTTTTTATTATAGCACACAACGTTCATGGAAACCGAAGTCCTCTCGCACATCGCCGATACGCTCAGGAAGAAAGCCCAGCGACTCCATCACTATTTCGCCTACTATCTCGGTGAAGCGCAGATACCAATGGTGGCTGATCGCCTCCGCGAGATGTATCGCAATCTCAATCTCCACCCCATCCAGAGCTGGAGTCCGCTGGTCGTGAATGCTGCCGCGGATCGCATTGCGATCAAAGACATTGGGCTTCCCGATAGCCAGAGCCAGGCCGTGATTGACACCATGCTGCAAGACACGGAATTTCTGATTACCTCGGACGATGCCATTCTGGAAACGTTGAAGGCCGGGGAAACGTATCTGATTGCCTGGCTCGATGAAGACGGCGAGATCGAGTGCTATATCAACGACCCCAGGATGTGCCACATTGAGTATGACTCGGAGCGTCCGAATCGCAAAAAGCGAGCCTACAAGTGGTGGGATGCGGACGATGGCTACCGTCATATCAAAATGTACACCGCCGAGCGCATCAGCGAGTACCGCACGCACATTCGCCACGATGTCGGCGTTGTTGAGCAACGGTTTGAAAAAGTAGACGAGTTTGCGAATCCCTTTGGCGTCATTCCGGTGTTTCACCTCTGCACAAACTATCGCTATCCGCTGAGCGAGATGAAATACGTGATTCCGATTCAGGATGCCGTTAATCTGCTGATCCTCAATATGCTCGCTACCAGTGAAGGGGCAGCGTTCCCCATGAAGTACGTCATCAGTAACGCGCAGGGGCTAGAGAACCTCACGTCGGGGCCAAATCAGGTCTGGCACATCCCGGCTGGCGATGGGATGTCGCAACAGACGGATGTTGGGCAATTTGCTGCGGCTGATCTGAGTAATTTTCTGGCTCCTATCGAGCAGGCGATCAACGCGATTTCCAGTATCAGCCGCACCCCCTATCACTTGTTTTATCGAGCAGGTGGCTCTATGCCCTCTGGGGAAGCCCTCAAAACCGCCGAGCGTCCGCTGGTGGCGAAGTGTGAAAACTACATTCTTCGGTTCACCCCGACCTATCGTCGGCTGGTGCAATTTCTGCTGCTCCTGAAAGGACGACAGACCAGCGATATTCGTGTGCAATGGAAGCGGCTGGAAACGCAGCAACCGCTGCAAGAGGCGCAACAGGAAAAGACGACCGTGGAAGCGAAAATACTCAAGCGTGACGCTGGAGTCAGTCAACGGCAGGTGCTTCGTGAGCTTGGCTACACGGAGGAACAGATTGAAGCAATGGAAGCGGAGCAAGAACTGACGGCGCAAGACGCCGGGCAGGCTCTTCTCACCGCGATGAACCGTGGGCAGTAAAGGAAGAGCCAGGCAAGACCATGCGGCAACGAAAACGTCGGCGCAAAACAAGGGGGTATCAGCCAAAACCGCTCCTGCCGGAAGAGCGGGCTTTTCACGAAGATGTGCATGTGGTCTGTCATCGCCATTTCCAGACGGTGCTGGCTGAAACCTTCGACACCGTTGCCTTTGTCACCGACATCACGGAGGTCATGCGGCAGCATATGGTACGGATTGCAATGGACGTGATAGAGACCGTGCTGGCTGAGGAATGGCACGAATACCGTCTGTTGCTGGATGACCAGCAACTCTGGCGCGATGCGTTTCTTGAGCGGTTCAATGCGTATCTTGTGCCCTATCTGGAAGAATATCAGGCGAAGCTGGCAGAGCAGAATGCGCACCTGATAGTCGAGTTTGCGCATTTGCCAACACGTGCGGAGTATCTGTGCGGTATGGAGCGTATTCAAAATATTGCTATTACGGAGACAACGTGGACACTCTCGCGGGCGCAGGAAGCCGTGTCCAGTGTCTACAATGATGTTATGCATGAGGTTCGTGGATGGTTGGAAAGCTCATCGGGGCAATTCTCAAAAACCTGGCGCGACGGGCGGGGTCTGAGCTTGGTGACATAGTTGAAGTGAAATCACGGATTTTCACCATCAGGGCTGAGATAGATGGTCGAACGTGCAAAGAATGCCGCAGGCTGAATGGGAAGAAAATCCGCGTAGACAGCTTAAAGGGCGGGGAAGGCAGCGTGACCGATCCGCGGTATACCCTGCCGCGTCATGATCGCTGTCGCTGTCGTTATGAAATCACCTATGAAGTGCAATAGCCTTATGCAATGTACCATACTGCGACCCTTCGACAACTTATCTCAGAGGCGTTCTCTGATGAGGAATTTGCGCTATTTTGCTATGACTATTTTCGGCCCGTCTGGAAAAATTTTACCGAGGGGCAGTCGCAGCTTCAGCGCATTCAAGAGCTTATTGCTTTTGCCGAACGCTACGGGCAACTCGATTATCTGGTGGGGCAGGTGCGCAAGGCTAACGAGGTCCAGTATGGACGTTTTCGGGATTCTTTGCTTCCAGGCGCATCGCCTTCCCCGCGAACACCCGCTGACGAGCTTGATGCGCTCAAAGTGCGCCTGTCGGTTGCGAAAGATATTCTCGTGTTGCTGGAACGCCAGAAACAACGCTACAGCGAACCCTATGTTCCTACGAATGTTCTGGCGGAAATTGAAAAGCGAACCCACGAGATAGCCGAGCTTGAACAGACCATCCAGGCAATGGAAGCAACGCAGCAACCTGGAAACGTATGAAATGGCTGAAGGATGATTGAACATGCCTCCTTTGCTCTACTGGTCGGTGTTACTATTGTGCTTTTTGTTACTAGTAGTATCACTGCTGTTGCCATCAGGCATCTTTTTCTTGTCCTGGAAAAAGGCGCAGAAGAACTACGCTCGCTTTATGAGCAGTGTGCAGCAACCCAATACGACCTCGGAACCATACAAGACGAACTGGACGAGTGCAAAAATGAACTCCGACGACTCGGGGAGCACATAGCTGACCTTGAATACCAAAGCACCGAGCGAGGCAACAACCTTCAGCAAGCTATAGGCGATGTGATTGTGCTCATCACCCGCCACGTGCTCAATGGGAAGCATAAGCAATAACGCCACGAAAAGCCGCTGGCATTGGGGTACCGTATTTCATGGGGGAAGAAAGAAAATGCGGAACCGTCACCAGGGTACCGTGTTTCATGGGGGAAGAAAGAAAACGCAGAATGGCAAACATGCTCAATCTGGCGAACAGGCAACGGGACGCCTTGACGGACCAGGAGCAGCAAGCACGGCTTGCGCTGGCGACGGAGTATGAACAGGCGTATCGGGCGATCCAGGCAGACCTGGCTGACGTTGAACGGCTTATCAGCGAGGCGGGCGAGCATGCCAGCCGTGTCTGGCTTCAGCAGCAAAGAACCTACACGAAGCTGCTGGCGGGCATAGATGAGGTCTTCGGGGACTATGGGTCGTTTGTCGAAGGCAACATCTTGCAGCAGCAGACTCGTGCCGCAGCGCAGGCGTTGACCGACACCGATGTGCTACTCAAGGCGGGCAAGGTCAAGCCAGCGACCTTCAAGAGCGCGCGGCTGTCCAGCATGATCGCGGGTGTACAGGAACGTGTCGTCAAACTGGAATTACCGAAAACGCTTCCAGCAGCCGTGAAAGATACGGTCAAACAGACCGCGCAGAAGGCCCTGGCTTCAACGCAACGCCTGACCGACAACGCTCGCAAGGGGATTGGGGGTATCCTGGCAAACGTGATGACAACGCATCAGACGGAAACGATGCACGCCTATCGGCTCGTCGGGCAGCAGGTGGCGCAGGCGAACGGCGTGCAGCAGTGGCAATGGGCAGCACGGCTCAACAAGCGACCTGCGCCGTGCGCCATGTGCATTGCGCAACACGGCAAGCTCTTTGCTATCACCGTGCCATTCGGCTCGCACCCGCATTGCTTTTGCATCGCGGTGCCTGTCGTTGGCAATGGTGTTCCGATTGAGCAAACAGGTGCGGCATGGTTCGCGCAGCAGCCAGCAGCGGTGCAGCGTGACGTTCTGGGGCGCAAGAAGTTCGACCTGTTCACCGCAGGACAGATCACGCTGGACGACACCGTCGGATACAAGGTTGACCCCGAATGGGGCGTCGTGCGCTGGGAACGCAGCGCACAGGCAATGGGATTTTCGTGATCATTTTTGAGGGAGGAACATATGGCTGACAAAGCACAACAAAACCACCAGACAACACCAGCAGCAAAGACACCGTCGCAAACCGACCAGACAGCGCAGGATACGCAGATATCGCAGGCGGCGCAGGCTGACCAGACAGCACAAAACGCACAACCAGAGCAACCAGAGCAGACGGCGCAGGCCGATCAGACGGCGCAGGCCGAGCCGCAAACCTACGAGGAACTCATCGCCACGCTGCCTGAGCATCAGCGCAAGCTCTTCGACGACCACATCGCCGGCTTGAAGTCTGCCCTGGATACCGAGCGCAAGCAGCGTAAAGAACAGGAAAAGAAGCTCAAAGACCTGGCGTCGCAGGCAGAAGAAGGCAGCCAGCTTAAAGAGCAACTGGACAAAGCAGCGGAGGACATTGCCGAGGCCAACCGCCGAGCCGAACTCGCGCAGGCTCGCGCTGCGTTCAACGAAGAAGCGGCGAGGCAGGGCGTGAAACGCACCAGTTTCTCGCTGGCATGGCTGGCTCTGCAAGACGCTGGTTTGCAGGGCAAGGATGGCACCGTAGACTGGGACGCGCTCAAAGAACACTACCCTGATCTTTTCGAGCAACCAAAGACCAGTGCAGCAGCGGGGTCGGGCACCAGAAGACCGCCCGAATCCAAAAAGACAATGGATGATATTCTCCGCAGTCTGGTGCAGTAGGTTTTGTTGTTGTCCGGAGTACGGAAGTATCCAGAAAAAATCCAAATATCTTGACTCTATCGTACTCTCGTGCTAGTATATGCAACGTTGTGTGAGAGATGCAACATCTGCGCGAGATGCGTTCATACTGAACGTCCCCGCTCTTTAGGCGAGATGCCTCTGAGAAGGACGCGATTATATCTTGTTTTCGTTGATTCTTACGAGGTATATATGGCCTACAATGCGATAATTTCCCGAACAGACGCTTCAGGTTTAATGGAGCCTGAATACGCCGAGCAGGTTATTGCCGAACTTCCCGGCAAATCTGCGTTGTTGGGCATGATGAAATCGGAACCGATGTTGTCAAGCGATACACGGTACTATCCTGTGATGACCAGCAAACCAAAAGCGTATTTTGTTTCTCCCACCGATGTGGGATACCGTCAGAGTACGGAAGTAACATGGGAGTATGCTGATTTAGCGATTGAAGAAATTTCCACGTTTGTGGTTGTGCCGCAAAACGTTTTGCGCGACAGCAACTATCCCATCTGGGATCGAATCCGTCCAGAACTTGAGGCAGCCATTGCCGAGGTGATTGATAAAACGATTCTCTATGGCGGCAATGGAATGCAAGCCAAACCAGCGACATGGCCTGATGGACTGGTGACGCAG